CCAACGTGCTTCTGTTGAATCAGGATCAAAATTAGCACTGGTACTGATCCACACCTGGTAGTCTTTCAGGTCAGGTACTTCACTTGGTATCCAAGTCACTGTAATCGAATCACCAGTTGCAGACGTATAGACGTTCAACAATTGTGGCGGCACTGGATTGCTGATATTGAGCTCAGCAAATGTACTGACAATCGAGCCGTTTTTACTTGCAACACGAATTGTATAAGCACGCTGAATACCGTCAATCTTGGCTTCATCCATACTGTAACTGTAATCAGTATTTGTCGTTTCAACTTCACGTAGCAATACACCACCTGACATGATTTGAACGATATGCCCTGTGGCACCAGCTG